ATGCTAATGCTAATGCTAATGCGAATGTTAATGCGAATGCTAATGCGAATGCTAAGGAAAAGAGAAAGTATGTTTCAGTAGGACATGATGTGTTGATTTCGATGCAAGTTCACATACGTGAAAATATTAAAAAAGACGACTACAAACCTGATAAGGGTTTTAACGAATTTATTAAGGATTATGATTTGAAAAAGGACGGTGACGGCGGCGACGATGAATTTAAACGGTATAAAAAAGCATATAAAAATATGTATTATAGGACTAATGTTTCATAATATTTTAAGTATCTTTATTATATGAGCGTAAAGTTATTGAGTCAAGGTGGATATGGTTGTGTTTATTATCCTGGATTGTTTTGTGATGGCAAACCGTTGAATGATGATAAAATCGTTACAAAACTACAGGTGGACGCAGAATGGACGGATAGAGAAATTAAATTAGGTTCTGAGATTTCAAAGGTAAATAATTTTCATTTATATTTTGCTCCTGTTATTGAATCGTGTAATTTTAATTTAAAAAGCATAAAAGACCCGTCTTTATTGGATGAGTGTGAGGTAATTAAAAAGGACGTTTCAAATTATAAGATAATGTTTATACCTTATGTAGAAAAGCAAGGTTTTTTATATACTTTGTTTAAAGACTATAATTCTAGAATCTTGTTATATTTATTTGAAATAAACAAGCAATTGTTAACATCTATTAAAAAACTTGTTGATAGTTCAATAATTCATTTTGATTTGAAAGCGGAGAATATTATTTTAAACAAAAAGAATTCCTATCCGATAATAATAGATTTTGGAATATCTATAGGTAAAGACGATTTGAATCAAAGCAATTATAAGAATTATTTTTACGCATATCATCCTGAGTATACGCCATGGTCGTTGGAAATTCATTTAATAAATTATTTTGTTAAATACCATAAACCCAATACTACTGTTGAAAACGAACACATTGTTAAAGTTTGCACTGAGTTTATTTATTTTAATAAAAGATTTGCAAATGTCTTAAGCAAGAAATTTACTTTTTTATATAGGGAAAAATCTATAGAATATTACAAGAAATATGTTGGTAAGAAGGTTGGAGAAGTGGTGGCTGATTTGATAAATATATCATGGAACACATGGGATTCATACAGTATATCAATAATGAACCTACAAATATTGCATTTGATTTTTAATAATAAATTTTTTGAAAACGAATTATTAAAGAAATATTATGAATACTTGCTTTTGAACGTACATTATGATCCTACAAGGAGGCCTACAATACAAGAGCAGATCTCTTCTATACAATCCTTTTATTCCAGAAATAGTTTGGAAGAAAACCAAGAGTTATATGATTTAATTGAAAAATATTTGAGCGAAATAAAGCTAAGTAACATTATTTAGTTTTTTCTGCGCTTCTTGGCTGTTCTTTTTCTTTTTCTTCTTCTTTTCTTGCCCGTTAATGGTCTTCTAACTTTCTTCGAGAAAGTTTTTTTGATTCTTCTAACCGATTTGCCTACCTTTTTGGGGCTTGCGGATTTTACTAATTTTTCGTTAACATTATCGCCGATTTTTTTGTATGATTTTTTGGCTAGTTTTAAAATTTCTTTTAAAGATAAACCGTTAGCTTCAGGAGTTCTTCTTACGCTCGCAACATGATCCATCCAGGCATTTTTACCCATTATATAATATAGTTATATTAAAAATTGAAATGCATAATAATTAATTATCTGTTGTAATAACTACAATGGTTAAAAATAGTATTGGTGGGAATAAAGCTAAGCGACAGGGACGCAAATTTGTCGGCACGGTTTCCTCTAAATTGAGGGTTTCAATGGAAGATGGTGAAATTTACGCAGTTGTTACTAAACTTCTTGGAAATGCTATGATTGATGTTCTTTGTATTGACGGGGTCCAAAGGATATGCATTATTCGTAATAAATTTAGAGGACGCGGTAAAAGGGATAATTGTGTGGCTATTGGAACATGGCTTTTGATTGGGAAACGCGATTGGGAGATTGTCGATGCTAATAAAAAAGAAAAATGCGATCTACTAGAAGTTTATACCCTAAATGATATTGAACAACTTAAAAAACTTCCTAATAACTGGAAAGTATTGACTTCTGTAACTGAAAAAGAAGAACCTCAAGATGACACTGTTTTATTTACAGATAAAGTTATGGACTATCCTGCTTATGATGAGGATGATGATGGTGCAGCCGATTTTAGCGGGAATAATCTTGATGTTGGTGCTGATGTAGGTGCTGATGTTGGTAATGGTCTTGATCTTGGTGCTGATGATGATGGTGTTGGCGAGATCGATTTTGATGACATTTAAATTATTATTTTCATTTTTGTTTAACAACTGTATTGTCTGTATGTTTTTTTGATCTGGTTTTGTTTTGTTGTTTTAATTTGTAGATGATTTTTTTTGTAGTGTTTTTTTTGTTTTTTTCTGTAAATAATATTATTAAACTATTGATGTGCTTATAAACATTTAATGTGGTCGGCAAATCTATATCATCTATTAAGTTTAATGATTCAACACTTCCAGAAGGTTCAACGTGTAAATCTTGTATATTTGTTATGTTTATTGTAAATAACCCTATACCAGAAAGTTTGTAATTGTTTTTATTTTTAACTATATGATGAAATATGTCTTCTTTTTTAATTTTATTTGTAATAGATAGTTGTATAACATCGTTTTTTATGGTTTTTATTTCATTGTCTTTGGTAATATAAAAAATTTTTGACTTTATAAAGTCTATTGGTTCAACGCTGAGTTTATTATATAATTTATTTGTTTTATCGAAATCACTTACCCAGTCCTGATCTAGGTCCTCTTCTAGGTCCTCTTCTGGGTCCTCTTCTGGGTCCTCTTCTGGGTCCTCTTCTGGGTCCTCTTCTGGGTCCTCATGTGGGTCTGTATCCATTAATATTTAATAAAATTAAATATTAATAAAGTAAACTAATCTTCACCATAAACATCGTTTATTAAATCGTCGTTCATATCGTAATCTTCGTCTTCTATTTCTGGTTCAGATTCATATTCATTTTTATCACAATAATAGTCATAGTTAACTTCATAGCCTTTTTCTTCGTTATATGCTTCCCACCGTTCTCTCATTTTTTCAATTACCTCTGAAAATTCCTTGTCTAACGATTTCTCTTTTTTAATTGTATGCTTCTTTCTAATAAATGGTTTTCTAACGGGTCTGTATTCTTTTATGATTTTATTGTTTTTGTAATATAACTTTACCCAACCTTCTTTGAGTTCTATTCTTGAGTTGCTCATATACATATACATATACATATGGTTTAAATCATCTTGCGCAAAACATATTGCATATTGGACCTGTGGGCGCTGGTTCTGGTGCAGGCGCTGGGATATTTTTGGTTTTGCCTAATGTTGCTAATTCGTCTGCTCGTTTATTGTAGCATCTGTTTATATGTATGAATTTGATTTTTGCGAATTTGTATGTTAGTTCTTTTGCTTTGGTATATAGTTCTTTTAATTTTTTTGATTTCACTTTGTATTCGTCGTTCATTTGTTTTATTACCAATTGACTATCGCCTTTTACAGTTATATCGCATATGTTGTTTTCTAATGCTAATTCTAAACCTGCGATCAATCCCGTGTATTCGGCTACATTATTCGTTTCATGATCTCCTACATATATCGATACTGAAAGTATTTCCTCGTTTTTCTCATAGATAACGGCTCCTGCTCCAGCTTTACCTGGATTAGGGTCTGCACCGCCATCGAAATATAATTTGTACATTTATATGTATTTAAGTATAAATTATATTAATATCAATTTAAAAATATTTATGAAAATCTGCGACCAGTAGCTCGTTCTATAAATATTCCACATACAAATATCCACATTATTAAAGTTAAACAACACAAATCATATATACTCGTGCTAACATTATCTTTCCATTTATGTCTTGAATAAATGGTCAATAGTAAACAATGTAAGTAGTAAACAAAACTCCAAATAAAATGATACTTGATACTAAAATAATCAGAAAATTTTACGTTATTGTAAGCGGCTACAGTTGTATGTACCCACCAAAATCCTATAAACCTAAAAGTTAAATGATTAAATAAAGCCAAATCTTGTCTGTTAATTTTGAAAAGATATTCGCTTAAAAAGTAGAAAAAACTTACCAAAAATGAATAAAATATTGATACCAGTCCTAACCAATCATTGCTTTTATTTATTCCAAACAAAAATAGTGTTCCAAAAAGTATTCTAGCAAATAATACGTCTATTCTATGAAGAAATGTTCCTTTGGTTGAATTATTTCGCCAATGCAAAACTGAGACATTGTTGGCTAAAATGGTTGCGACCATCAATATGACTAGATATATGCTAAGTTTTTTGGATTTCGCTATAGAATTTATACCATATATTATAGGTATAGTTAACCATAATGTTGACACGCCTAATACCAGGGCCCTGTCTGAACGAGTTTTATTCATATATATAAAATTGATTTAAAATTATTTTGGTTATAAGCAGTAAAGATGAGTGAGATTATTGAGAAGGACCGTGGATTTCAAATGACTGCCGTACAGCAAGAGGCTTTACAGCTATTTCTTAAAAAAAATGCCGACTATGGTGATGCTTTTGCGAATTATGGACCTATTGGGGTTATCGTAAGGATGGGCGATAAAATTCAGCGTCTACAAAGCATTACTAAAAATGGTGTGTCATTTGTCAAGGAGGAATCTATTCGTGATACGCTGATTGATTTACATAACTATGCGGCGATGGCGGTTATGCTTATGGATGAGAAGGCGAGTGATGCTGATTCTGGTGCTGGTATCCATGAAGATCTTAATCGTTGATTTTGGTACTAATCGCTGATTTTGATGTCGATAGATGTTTCTTCATAGTTTTCAAAAGGGTTGAGTATTTCGAATAAAAACTTATGTATTTTTTCTGGATTTTTGTATATTAAACGTTTATGGCAACAGCTAGGTTGTTGGGCGTTTTTTATTTCTTGTAAAAACATTTGGTCTATCGATGAGTAGGCGGATTTTAATATTAATATTTGTCTTATATAATTTCTTTTACAATCATATAGTTCAGTTAGTCTTGTGGATTTCTTGTCATCTAATTTATATAGTCTTTGTTTTTGTAGTTGATTTATAAATCGCAATTCGTTTTTCACATTTTTGAGGTTGTTTATGGTTTTTGATCTATGTCCATCTATTTTTTTTATAACTGCTATAATGTTTGTATTATAGATTATTGGTAATTTATTTCTTATGGCTCTTGGTATTAAGAATTGGTTTGTTTCTTTGATTTCGCTGATTTTTTTTTCGACATCTAAAATTTTGTCTTTTACTATGTCGTTTATATTTTTATCTCCTGTTTGTTTTGGAAATAAATATATGGTTGTAGACGAAAACTCTACCGATGAAAGAAGTTTGTCATATTGATGTGCGGAGATTTTATGTGCTTCCGCCATTGCATCCAGTTTTAAATAATTGATAATTGCCATAAACAGCCCTACTGTCGCGCTTAGTCCTGATAATAATAGAGATTTCCAAGAATGCGAGTCGCAACCTTTTGTTAGCACCTGTGAAAGAACCGCGCCTACTGCCGATAAGACTATGGCGGGAACCATTAATTTATTTAAGATTCTTTCGCAGTGGTATTTTGATTCCATGTAAATATAACGCTGTCCTTTGAGATATGTGGATAATATGTCTAAAGATGAAGATAATTTATCGTGGGGTCTATTGTGGTATTTATCTATGCTCTTTTCGATCGCCGTGTAGCTGAGTTTCTTATATGGGACATGGGTTTTGTGTTGATGATAATACTCTAATTCATAGGTTTGTGGATTGTTCTCGTCGTCTTCGTCTACATCTGACGAATTTGAATCACTGGGATTGCTGTCGCTATCCAGCGTTCTTACCCTATAGTTAATATTGTATTTATCGTCCTTCCATTTGTTAAAATACTTTTCTAACCTTTCCTTTGTTAGCTTGGGTTCTTCTTCTTCATCGATGTTGTCACATGATAAACAGCAAGAAGTTCCCCCATTTTCATCTTGGTTCAAACATGACATCGTATATAATAGATAGTCAAAAAAAAGGGGATGGAACCTTGGTTCCCCCCGAACATAGGAGGGGTTAGGGGAACCTTGGTTCCCCCTAACGCCCGGTTGACCCAAAACCGCCTGTTCCTCGTTCTGTATCCAAACCGAGATCGTCTTCGTTCTCTACCAAATGAACGCAGAATGGCTCTAAGCTGGGGGCACAAACTTGGACGAACCTTTCAAATGGGTTTTGCTGGGTGGCTTGTTCTGGTAGTACATCGAATACCGCACCAAGATTGCCTCTGTAGCCTGCATCGATTATTCCTGTGTTGTTTGTTAGTCGGAAGGGGGTTTTATAAATACTTGAGCGGGGGTGCATAGTAAAGGATACGGGTTTATTGTTTTTGTACATAGCGGTCTTAATGTTAAAATTAATCTTGTATTGCTTGCTGGTGTCGGTGGGATCTCTAATTTGATCTGCTGGTGTAAATATATCAAAGCCCGCGTCTGGGTACTTACTGAAAGCCATTTTTTCATTCCATTTTTTTACTGCTTCTTCGTATTGGGTTTTAAGGTCTGGGAATTTTGTGTCTACATGTATATATAGATTATATTCCGTTACTGTTTTTGCCCATTCATATTCGGCGGTTTCGCCGTAATATTCCTTGAATTCCTCAAAAGTGTACTCTTTGCCGTCTTCTGCTGTGCGATATTCAATGGTGTTTACGTAGTGCATCATGATATTATTTATTATATTTTGCATTAACTTTATTTCAATTTTAAATTGAAATAAAGATAAAGATATAAAGATTTTTAATATTACAATGGTTTCTATTAACGACGAACGATTTATTTCGGCTGCTTGTGGTCTTGCACATCAGTCTGACATGCTTCAACGACATGGATGTGTGGCAGTAGCGAATGGTAAGGTGGTTGGTACAGGTTTTAACAATTACAGGAATTATTCTAAGGATGGGTGGATGAATAATTGTTGTTCGTGTCATGCCGAAATTGCGGCGACTAGAGCTGCCATTAAGAATTCCAAAGTAGGTCACCGATAAACGAAAAACGGAGAAATTTGTAAAAAAACTTAAAATATATGTGGTTAGGATTGATAGCAATGGTGGTCTCAGGGATTCGCGTCCTTGCTTGAATTGTTTTAATAAATTAAATGAGTTGGGTATTAAGAGGGTTATTTATTCAACTAATGATGCTACTATAGAGAGTAAAAAACTTACAGATTATCATACAGACAAACATAGTTTTGGTTATAAGTTTGTAAATAATTTACTTTGATTTAATTTAATTTAGTGGTACTAAATAGTCGTTTGCTTTTAATTTTTTGTTCGCTATATTTGATACTGGATGTTCTCTTATATAATAGTATTCAGTATCACTTAATGATTTGATTAGTGCGGTTGAAATATCGATTGTGTTTTCAGAAGATATGTGTCTTGCAGAGAAGGTTACTATGTTTTCGAATTGATTTGAATTATCTATAACGTCGTTGAAATGGTAATAAAATCTGCCTGCATCCACTTTAACGTAATTTATATTGCTATTGCTGTTTAAGTATCCTTCTATTTCCACTCCTATACCGTCCATTTCGGGTTCGGGTTCGGGCATGGGTTCCGGTTCGGGTTCGGGCATGGGTTCCGGTTCGGGTTCGGGCATGGGTTCCGGTTCAGGTGGTTCGGGTTCTGGCTCTGGTTCCGGTTCAGGTGGTTCGGGTTCGGGTTCGGGCTCGGGCTCGGGCTCTGGCTCAGGCTCGGGGGGTTCCGGTTCGGGTTCCGGTTCGGGTTCTGGACCTGCTTCTGGTTCTGGTTCCAATAATTGGTTGGCTTCGGTTACACCTAATACCGTTTTGTTTCCTTCAATATCCGCGACATAACGTATTGTTGTGATTACTTTATCGTTGAATTGCATCTCAGGTTCAGGTTCTGGTTCTGGTTCTGGTTCTTTGTATTTTATTTGACCGAATGCTATAATGCTGTTACTTTCTATTACTATTTTAGAATCATAGTTTTTGTATTTTAATATTAAATTTTTGTTTTTTTGTTCTATTAAATAATTTGGTAAGATTGATATTACTGTTGCCTCGCTTATATTCTTTATTTCAAAACAAAGTAATTCTATGTTTATTTTACTATTCAATCCTGGTTTGCCTCTTAAATATACAAAACTCAAATCCGTATAAACTTGTATGTCTGATACCTGTGATTCACTAGATATGTTACCAAAATTAATATTACCTATTATATTCTCATCCATATATAAATTATTTATAATAAATTTGGTAACATATTACTACGCTTCGGGTTCGGG